TGTTATTTTTTCTTTAAAATTATTTGTAATACTTAAAAATTCTAATGATTCTAAATCAGATATATTAGCCTTTATATCCATATCTAATTTTAAATATTTAATACTTGTTGGCAAATTATTTATTTCAAAATCTTTATTTATAATTTTATATCTATTATATCCTGAAATTTCTAATCTTTCTATTCCATATGGTATATCATCTATTATTTTAACATTATATACATCATTTAATTTTAATTTTTTTGCTTCTAATCCTAAATAACTTATTAAATCTGTATTTTTATTATGTGATATCGTAAAATATTTATTTTTTATTTCTTCTTTATTTTCTTTATTTTCAATATTTTCTTTATTTTCATTATTTTCTTTATTTTCAATATTTTCATAATTTTTAATTAAATTATAAATATTATTATATTTAGAATGACAATCACCAGTTTTAATATTTATTAAATTAGTAAATCTTTCTAATTGTCTTACTGTTATATTAATATTAATAGCAAAATATCTAATATATTGAATATTATGTGGTATTAAATCTATATGTTTCACATAATTATATTTTTTACCAAATATCACTGAATCAACTTCATTTTTTATATTATTTAAATTCCATAATATATAATAATCAAATATATCATTTCTAAAATATATCTTATAAACATCCTCAAAATCTCCATTTATCAATTTATTATAAAATTCATCTTTCTCATTACCATATTCTATCTTTTTATTTTTTAATATTTCCCTATATTCATATATCTTATCCGCAAATATTTCTCTTTTGTCATATTTATGTAATTTAAATTTTATTTTTTCATAACATTCTATCTTCTTTTCATATTCATCCATATCATATTTATCTAAATCTATCTCCAATTTCTTACTATAATATATCTTATTTTTCCTATTTACATCTTTATTTAATTCAATTATCTCATCATTTTCTAAATAATCTTTAACTTTATTTATTATATTTTCATCTATTATTTCAAAATTTTTTAGTTTATCAAATATTTGTTTTTTACTATTTTTTACTATATACTCTAACTCCTTTTTTGTAAAATTATAATATTTTATCTTATTCAAATCTTTTAATATATTATATATCTCTATAACTTTCATTATAATTATATTTTATAGTATTATTTTTTTTCAATTTTTTCTATTTTAATCTTTAATTATTTATTAATTTAGTTTTAATAATTTTAGTTATTACATAAAAATGATATTTTGGCGCAAATCTTATTTATAAAGTATTAAAGCAAATGCTAATTAATTTTATAAAGAGATTTTGCGCCAAAATTTATTATTTTATTCTCTAATTTTTATTTATTGATTTAGTTTTAATAATTTTGGTTATTAAATAAAAAAAATAGTTATACAAAGATAACTATATTAGGTGAAAGATTATTAATATAGTAATGCTGAAGATGCAGGTGGTGGTTTTACTACTTTTTTGTAAAAAGTTATACAAAGATAACTAAATTAGGTGAATTAATATTAAATACATATGATAATGTTTTACAGATCTATTTTTGAAAAAAGTTATACAATGATAACAAAATTAGGTGTAAAAATATAAAATAAAGCTTGTACGGTTAATTAGTTTTGGCTTTTTTATTTAATAAAAATAATAATGATAATAATATAATAGCATATAATAAAAAAATCAATTTTTTTTGATTATTCGCCAATAATAATGATTTTTCTTTTTTTGAGTTCTTGAACTGTTTCATCAACATCATTAAGTCTAACAAGTTGAGAACCTGCTTCAATAACCATCATATTATAGGCGTGAGCGGCTTCAATTTCAGTAAAATGATAACTTCTAGCAAAAAGCTTTTTATCACAATAATGTTGAGCTACCCATTTACCATGTTGAGTTCTACAAACACCTTTATACACACTTGTTGTTCTGGTAGAAGGATCATGAAGTTTTGTACATTTTCTTTTTTGAGCGATCATAATATTATCTCTATAACTGGACCAAATCAGATTTTCCTTTCTATTATCAGTAGGGTCTCTATTAATATTGAGGACGAGAGTATAATTATTAGGATTTTCGATCCAAGTTTCGGCGACCATTCTTCTTACTTCAACACATTTATGTTTAATATTAACACAAACAATATTTTTGTTAAAAGTAGTATTTACTTTTAGATATTCCCTAACAATATAATTATAAACATAAATATTACCTTTTTCTCCTACCCAATATTCTGTATAAATCTTATGTCTCCTGATTTTTTCACCATTTACTTCATCTGTAATTTTAATTCTCTTTTCTGCTTCTTCTACTGATGTAGCACCCATTACTTGTCTTAATGCCTCATAATTAATCTTTACTGACCTTGGAATTTCTCGTTTTTCTGGAATAATTACTCCTACTACTGTTTTAGATTCTGGAATAGAAGCACTAGCGGAAGAAGACATTATATATATTTAATTAGTTAATATTGATAATAATATATAGAATATTAGAAAAATCAATTTTTTTTATTTAATTTTGAATAATTCGTTTATATTATTAAATTCATTTTTAATAAGATTTATATCGGTGATAATAAAGAATTCTCTTTTTTTGTTTATTCTAAAATGTTGTAATTTATAGAATAAAAATTTTTCGGCTTGAATATAATCATTTAGAATATTTGAAGTTAATATAATTTCTGTAGGATGATAATAATAAGTTTGATATGTTTTTAATCTTTTAGAAATATCAATAGCTCTACCTAATTTATAGATATTATTACCATATAATATATTATGAAAACAGTAAATATATCCATTTTTCATTTAGTTATAATTATAATATTATTTAATTAATTTTTCAATTTTTATTATAATTAGAATATATAATATAATGACTAATATATTTAAAATATTACAAAAAGGTGGTTTACCTGCAAGTATTAGACCTGAATTAATAGATACAAGTAATCCAAATAATGTATTACCAAGAGAAGAAAGACACGGAAAATTTAGATATAATAATAAAGTTATTTATCCAATAGGAGATATACACGGAGATGTTATGTTATTGAAACATATATTATTAGATTTAACTAAAGCGTGTATATCAGAAGAAACATTAGACAATAGAACAGATAGATTAGATAATATTAGCTGGAATCCAGAATCAACAGATATATTAGTTTTTTGTGGTGATTTAATAGATATTGCAAGAAATAATGATCCATTAACTAATTTATTAGAATATAATGAATATACAGATCAATTAATATTATATCATTTAATAAGATTATCACACGAAGCAAGAAGAAATAATGGTAGAATTTATATAATTTTAGGTAATCACGAAGTAGCAATGAATTTTAATATGGATCAAAATATTAATAGATATAAACATCCAAAAATTAATACAAGAACACTAATAAATGAAAGAACAAGAGATTTTGGAAATGGAATGTTTTTGAATTTTATAATTAATAATACATTTTCAATGATAATAATTAATAATCATTTATTTTTACATGGAGGAATAACTACTAAATTTATTAATTATATAACTTATACAATAAGAGAAAGAAATAATGCTAGATTATCCGAACGAGTAAGAACAGATCTTAATAATATATATGAAAATAATTTAATAGATGGAAATATAAATTATATTGGTTTTATAAATGATCTTTATCGTTTATTTATATATAATTATTCATATAGTATTCAAGATGGAATACTTATGATTCGTAATGGACAATCAGAAAGTTTATTAGGAACAACATTTTGGAATAGAACTTTTGGATTTAATGATACAGGAAATCCACAAAATGGTGATAAAACAATTTCTTGTCATTTAAGAATAGATGAATTAAATCATATGTCATCAAGTTTTAATTTAGGTGATGATTTACATATTGTTGTTGGACATTGTGTACAAAATATGACTAGTAATAATTTTTCCATAAATTATTGTTGTAATAATAGAGTTTTAAGAATAGATGCTGGTATGAGTATTGGATTTAGTTTTAATTTTTATAAATTTTATTCAACTATTTTATTGCAAGCAAGATCAGATCCAAGAGAATTAATACCATATATTAATTTATTAACAAATCATACAAGAAATATTTCTGTTTTTAATACACAAATTGTAAGATTAATATTTAATAATGATTATTCTTTGGTTAATGCTAATATTATTTATGGTATAAAATCTGATTATTTACAAATTGGTAATAATAAAAATGATATGATTCTTTCCGAATTTCCTTATGCTAATATAATAAGACAATATTCAGTAAAATATCCTGAATTTTGTAGAATTTATACAAATTATTATGACGAATCACTTAAATTTAAAAATTTAATTTTTTGTAATCTAAAAACTAATTTACTTACTATTAGTAATATTACTACTACTAATAATGAAAATATAGTTATTAATCCACCTAAAATTTTTAATTATAAACACTTCTTTAGTAATAGATTTGATATTGGTGTTTTACAATTTTTAATGTGTGAAACAAAATATAGATCTTAAAATTTTTTATTTTTTTATAAATTAAATATATTATAAATGACCAATATATTTAAAATATTACAAAAAGGTGGATTACCTGCAAGTATTACACATGATTTAATAGATATAAGTAATCCTAATAATATATTAACAGATGAAGATAAACATGGTAATTTTAAATTTAATAATAAAATAATTTATCCAATAGGTGATATTCATGGTGATGTTATGTTATTAAAACATATATTATTAGATTTAACAAAATGTTGTATTTCAGATGAAACAATAGAGAGAAGAACGGATAGATTAGATAATATTAGATGGAATCCATTATCTAGCGATGTATTAGTTTTTTGTGGAGATTTAATAGATATAGCAAGATCAAATAATACTTTATTAAATTTAATTGAATATAATGTACATACAGATCAATTAATATTATATCATTTAATAAGATTATCACATGAAGCAAAAAAAAATAATGGAAGAATATTTATTATTTTAGGAAATCATGAAGTTACATTTAATTTTAATTCTGATCAAAGATACAATAATTATAAACATCCAAAAATAAACAATGATGTATTAATAAATGAAAGAACGCAAGATTTTAATGCAACTAATATGTTTTTAAAATTTATTATAAATAACACATATTCATTAATTATTATTAATAATCATTTATTTATTCATGGTGGAATATCTAAAAAATTTGTGATTAAAATTAAAGATATTATTCAAAATATTAATTTTATTCAAAATATTGTAATTAAAGAAAAATTAAATATTATTTATAATAAAAATAAAATAAATAATAAATTAAATTATATTGGATTTATTAATGATTTATTTAGAATTAAGATTATTGATAATCGACAAAATATAAATGATTTATCAGAATATGGAATTCTTTTTTGGAATAGAACATTTGGATTTGGTGATCAAGAAATTCAAGGCAGTAATATTTCTTGTGATTTAAGAATTAGTGATTTAGATTATTTAACTTGTGAATTTAATTTACCTAACAATTTAGTTATTGTTGTAGGTCATTGTGTTCAATATTTTATTAATAATGAATTTTCAATAAATTATTGTTGTAATAAAAGAATTTTAAGAATTGATGCAGGAATGAGTATTGGGTTTAGTTCAAATTTCTATAAATATTATAAAGATATTTTATATAATAAAGCATCAAGAGAAAATGAATATAGAGGATTAATAACTAATTTATATTATGAAATTATTAATTATTATGCATTTACAACACAATTTGTTAGATTAATTTTTAATAATAATTATGAACTTATTAATTCAAATATTATTTATGGATTAAAAACAGAATATTTACAATTAGAGCAAAATAAAAATGATATTGTGTTATCAGAAAATGTTTTTAGAGATATTTTAGTAAATCAACAAGATCATCCTGATTTTTTGCAATATTATACCAGATATTATGATTCATGTTTGAAATTAAAAAATTATATTATTACTAATCTTAATTTAAATAATCTTGTTATTAGTAATATTACTATCACAAATAATTCTAATTCTAATATTGTTATTAAAAAACCAAATATTTTTAATTATCCACATATATTTAGTAATAGATTAAATATTTCTGTTCTTGAATTTTTATTATGTACTACTAAATATTATGAAAATTAGTTTATATAATATAATTAATTAGTTTATATAATATAATTTATTTGTAATATATATAATATGAAATTATATTTTGCAGGTTTTTGGCAAGAATTTGACATAAAAAATAATTGTTTAACAAAATTTTTAAATAAATATGAAATTATAAATGATGAAGAAAAAGCAGATATTATATTATATAGTTATTTTTTAATTCCAAAATTTTATGAAAATAAAATTTCAGTATTAGTAATTACTGAACCTATACAATTAAATAAAAAATTATATGATTTATATGTTAATAATAAATTTAATTATGTAATTGGTTGTATTAATGATAATATTAGTATAAATTATTATAAATTTCCATTATATTTAATGTATTATAATTATCTTGATAAAAATATATATTCAAATATTAATAATTATGTCAAAAATATTAATATTAATTCTAAAAAATTTTGTATTTTAATTAACAGACATGATAAAGGTAACACTAGAACCAAAATATTTAATGCTCTAAATAAAATTAATTTTGTTAATTCATATGGAAAATTATTAAATAATTCTGATAATACTTTATTAAATAAAATAGGAAAAGAAGAATATATGAAAAATTATATTTTTAATATTTGTCCAGAAAATTTTAGATGTCCCTTTAATGGTTATATCACCGAAAAATTATTACACGCTTGTTTATCTGGTTGTATTCCTATTTATTACGGTTATTTAGTTTTTTACAAAACTAAATAAGCGTTGTAAAGCATAACTAAAACTTATTTTAGTTATGCTGTATACAACGGCTCTTTTGATGATATAGACGCTAAAATTTTCAATAAAAATAGAATTATTTTCTTTAATCCATTCACTAATAAACATATTAATAATACTCTACATTTTATTAATAATCTTTATAATAATAAAGAAAAATTATTAGAATTCTATTCTCAAGATGTATTTTTAAATTCAGCTTTTGATACCGTTAATTCTTTACACAATAATATTTATAACTTATTTAATAATTTATTTAATAATTATAATATTAATATTTAATGCAAGAAAATAATTGTCTTTATATTAATAGTATGGGATTACGAAAAATTTGTAATATTACCTCTCTTAATAATGATAAATTTGTTAATGAATATAATTTTCATACTTTTAATAATAATGATGTTGTTTTTATTAAAACAGATAAAATAAGAGCTTTATTAAAAAGAATTAAACAAATTACAAAAAATATTGTTATGGTTATTGGTTCTTCTGATTATACTATTCCAGATGATATTTTTAAAAATGAATCTGAATTTATAAATTTTATTAATAATAAATTTATTAAAAGATTTTATATTCAAAATTGTACATATAAACATCCAAAAATTATTAATTTGCCAATTGGTCTTGATTATCATACTATGGTTAATAATGATATGTGGGGTCCTTGTTTAAATCCAATTATGCAAGAAGAAATTTTAATTAACATTAAAAATAATTCTAAACCATTTGATCAAAGAATTATTAAATGTTTCGCTAATTTCCATTTTCAAACTAACACTAAATATGGTTATGACAGAATTAATGCTATAAATCATATTAATAATAATTTAATCTTTTATCAAAATAATAAAATTACTAGAACTGAAACTTGGATTAATCAAGTTAATTATGCTTTTGTTATTTCTCCTCACGGCAATGGTCTTGATTGTCATAGAACTTGGGAAGCTTTAATTTTAGGTTCTATTGTTATTGTTAAAACATCTAAATTAGATGATATGTATATTGATTTACCAGTTTTAATCGTTAATGAATGGTGTGATATAAATAATGATTTATTGGTTAATACAATAAATGATTTTAAAAATAAAAAATTTAATTATGACAAATTACTATTAAATTATTGGTTTAATGAATTTAATAAATAAAAATAAATATATGATTTTAGATTGTGTTTTATCTGCTTGTAATAATAATAAAAATTATTCAGATTTTATACCTATTTTTATTAAATCTTGGAAAAAATTATATCCTTTAGTAGATATTAAAATTATTTTTATTAATAATTATATTCCTGATGATTTATTATTATATTCTGAAAATATTATATTATTTAATGAAATTGTCGGTGTTTCAAGTGCTTTTATTAGTCAATATATTAGATTATTATATCCAGCTATTTTAAATTATGATAATGGTATTTTAATTACAGATATTGATATGATTCCTATGAATAATATTTATTATACTGAAAATATTAAAAATTTTGATAATAATAAATTTATTTATATGAGAAATGTTTTATTAAATATTAATGAATTTTCTATTTGTTATAATGTTGCTATTAATAAAATTTGGCAAGAAATTTTTAATATTTATACACTTGATGATATTAAATTAAAAATTATTTATAAATTTAATTCTATTAATTATAATCTTAATAATCTTAATGGTTGGAATACTGACCAAAAAGATTTATTTTCTTCTGTTATGGAATGGAATAATAAAACTAATAATTTAATTATCCTTAATGATAATATTACTAAATTTAATAGACTTGATAGATTAAAGATTAAATTAAATAATAAAACTAAAAATAATATTAAAAATAAATTATATACTGATTATCATTGTTTAAGACCTTATAATCAATTTAAATTTATTAATGATTCCATTTTTAATCTTTTATAATAAGATTTATTTTTTATTTAATTTTATATAAATATATTTATATTATGAAATTAACACTCATACATAAACATTCTTTTGGATATGGCGGTTTTGGTGATTTTCTTCGTGCTTCTATATCTCTTTACTGTTTCTCTAAAATTCATAATTTTGATTATTTTATTGATTTATCCAAAAATCCTGAACTTGATAAATATTTTGAATATAAAAAATTTAATTCTATTAATAATTTTGAAATTATCTATAAAATGGATTTTATCTCATCTATCAGAATGAAATATTTTATTAAAAAACTTAAATCTAAATTTTATAATATTTTTTCTAATGCTGTCGGTTT